AAAATAATTCACCTTTGTGACAAGAGCCTTCCAGCTCTCGATCTCTTTCCTCACGTCCACACCTGCGCCGCTATGCAGCACGGTGGTGAAGCTGAGGGGGAAAAGGTCGGTGCCGCGCTCGTTGGTGGTTTTCTTTTCCTCGGTGCTGGTGTTGTTGTCGGCCACCTGCGAATAGGAAAAGGACAGCCCCTCCAGAGCGACGACTTTCTTTGTTGATACGGCCCATGTCTTTGAGCCCCATTTTGCCATTGTCGCCATGTGATCCCTCCTTTAGTGCGGCCCGCTGGTTTCTCCATGCACACCGGTGTGGGCGTGCTTTTTCAGGCTTATGCCTGCGGCCGTCACGTCACCGTCGGGCACGGCTGCCGTTATGGTTCCTGCTGTCAGGCGCGGCAGGTATTCGCCCCACTCGCCGTCAGCACGGCCCAGCAGCAGCCCGGTGGAGTCGTCAAACTCGACGTACACCACGGCCGTGCCTTTTGTGAGCTTTCCCGTGTCGCCTCTGAGGTGCCACGGGATCACGATTTTGGCCGTAGGCTTTGCGCCTGCGTCAGAAGGCACCACGCGGGCGGTGTTCCCTTCTATGCCCGCGATCGTGCCCTTGTTGATGTTTCCCATTAGTAGCCCTCCAGTAGATCCCTGAAATAAACGGTTGATTTGTTCCCCACGAAGTCATGCCGGACTTTATACACAAACACGGTGCCGTCCCACATGCTTGCCTTCGTGGTGCTGAGTGTCACCAGACTGGCCGCAGCGTAGCCCGTCATTAGGGCCTTGGAGAACTGCCCCGTCCGGCCGTATTTGTTGGCATTTCGGAGCAGGCCCTTGGCGAAGCGGGCCGCCTCTGCGTTGCTGGTGCATTGGAGCGCCTGCCGGTCTTTTGAGGCGGGGAGCCCCGTCACCGTCCGCGACGCTTCCATGATTGACTTCGGCCGCAGCACGACGCTGTTCGCGGCGTCGGCCACGAATTTGCCGGAGAAGCTGCCGCCCACCACCTCGCAGGATCCGAACATGGCCTCGCGGTCGTCGGCATAGGTGAAAACGCCGTTTTCGTCTATCTCCAGACTGCCCGCCGGTTGCTGGCCCTCAATGTATTGCTCATTGTAGGCCAGCAGGGCCCCGTCAAATATGAGCATTTGGCAGCCCTCCAGCGTGCAGAGACGGGAGAACAGGGCGAAGTCGCTCTCGTTTTCCTGCTTAATGTACGGGTACAGCTGATCCTCGCAGCCGTAGTTCTTGAAGTCGAGGCCGTGGCCTGCGGCGAACTCGTTCGCCAGTTGCAGGAAACGCACGCCCTCCCAGCTTTTGGACTTTCGGATCTGGCCGGTCTTTGGCATTGACATGGCCCGGATTGTGAAAAGCCCGTTTTCGGGTTTCATGGAGTGAATGAACATTTTCCCGGTGTCGCTCGCGCCTTCCTTGAAGCGCACCGTGTCACCGGCTGCCGGTTGCCATTTGCTCCACACGCCCTTGGTGTCATTGAAACGGATCACGAGCGTGTCGGCTTGCTTTTCCGCGAACATTTCATGCACGCAGTAGTTCACCGACACGTCGTTGTAAATGTCCGTCCCGTTGTAGAAAAAATTCATGCTGAGTCCTCGCTGTCCTCAGCGCCCCGACGCCACGGCGGCAGAGTTTCCGGCGTTTCTGCGTCCTCGACGATCGGCAGCCGGAGGGCCACATTCGCGCCGAAGATCACCACGTCCGCATAGTCGGGGTTAAACTCTATGATGTAGTGGGCGAGTCTCTCGTCGTTGTATAGTTGGAGCGCCAGCGCGTCGAAGGTGTCGCCCTCGCGCGTGGTGTATTCCTTGTAGGCTGTCACTCTACGCATAAGCGGCCACCTCCCTTGCCTGAATAAATTCCTCCAGCCAGTCGAAGAACTCGGCCTCGTGTGCCCTGAGCTGGGCCATGAAGTCGTCTGTGTCGTCGCCGGTGCCTCCCGTCTGGATCTGTGGGCTCCATGTGAAGCCGGAAAAATCATAATAGATCACGGTGCTGGCGTCGTTCGCCAGACTTCCCAGAGAGAAGTCGTCCAGCGTGAGCAGTTTCCCGGCTGTACTCGTTAGCCCGTCGCCTTCCCCGGCAGAGTCGCCGAGGGTTCCGAGCATTTGACCGGCTTTTTCCCAGATTGCTATATTCTCCGAGCGGTATCTCTTGTCGAATGAGATCACCGCCTCCATGCCTGCCTCGCCCGCGATTGATACGCCGTCGGTAAATCCACCGGCCGCGAGCATTGGTATGGTGGGGATATTGATCCCGAAGGTGTTACCGCCTACGACGGGCACCCAGTCGGGAATGGTTACGCTAATACCGTTCAGAGCCCCGATCGCCTTGTTTATCAGGCCGATCACGGCGTTGATCGGTGCCTTCACGATACCGACGAGGCTGTCCCAGAGCCCGCCGAATACTTGGACGACGCCGTTCCACGCTTGGCTCCAGTTCCCGGAAAATACGCCGGTTATGAAGTCGATCAGCCCTTGGAAAACAGAGGTTAGCCCCTGAATAATCGGCTGGATCGCCTGAATGGCCGATCCCAGCACGGAGGTGATCACGTTCGCCACCGCCGACAAAATTGGCATGATTGGCTGGAGGATCGACGAGATCAGCGTCGTGAATATTTCAATCAGCGGAGTGATCGCCGTCATTATGAGGTTGAGGATCGGCGTCACCAGTGAAATAATAAGGTTCAAAATTGGCTGCAATAGCGAGATCACCATGTTGAGGATCGGCGTCAGTGCGTTCAAAATTTCCACCAGTACCGGCAGCACCGCGCTGATTATCTGCGTGATGATCGGCAGTATTGCGTTAATGAGCTGGATCAGCACCGGCAGCACGGCGTCCACGATCTGAGTGATGATCGGGAGTAGCGTCTGCACGAGCTGGAGCAGCACGGGCAGCACCGCCTCGATTATCTGCATAACGAGCGGCAGCAGTTGGTTGATTACGTCCACCAGAACAGAGAGGACGCTCTCAATTATCGTGGTGAGGACGGGCAGCAGCTTGTTGATCAGGTCGATAATAACCGGCAGGATCTCAGCTATGATCTGGATCAGCACGGGCAGCACCGCCGCGGCTATCTGGCCGAAGGCCGTCAAGACCGTGTTTGCTATCTGTGAGATCAGCGGCATGAGTTGGTTTAGCATTTCGCTGATCGTGCCGCCCAGTTCGGAAAAGCTGCCTTGCAGTTCTTCCCATACGGCTGTCACGTTGTTGCGGAAGTCCTCGTTTGTTTTCCATAGGTACATGAAGCCAGCAGCCAGCGCGGCCACTACGGCGATTATCGCCAGAGCTGGGCCCGGTATCTTTCCGAGCGCACTCATAAGACTGGAGAAGCCCCCGGAGAGCTTGCCGAGCTGCGCTGTTATGGATCCCCATTTCATAGCGGCGACTATGGAGCCGATCGTTCCCAGCACAATGCCCACTTCTGGCAGGTGGGAGAGCAGCCAGTCCACCGACGGGCCCACTCGGTCGTTGACGAAGTTCACGGCGTCCTTGATAGCGGGCGTCAGTTCCTCGGCGATTGGCTGCACCACTTCGGCCTTTACCGTCCGGCCCAGCTGGGAGAGGGAGCTCTCCAGCGTGTCATAGGCTGCGGCGTCCATTTGTGCCATAGCGTCCGAGGCACTGTTTATAGCCCCCTCGGTGTTGGAAAGAGCGAGCACGGCGTCTTGGCCCAGATCCTCGTACATAGTACCCAGCAGGCCCACGCCTATGTTGTAGCCTTCGGTGGTGTTTTCCAGCCCGTCGAGCTCGTTCACCAGCATGTTAAACACTTCTTTGGCGCTGTCGCCGCCTTTGCTCCAGTCCTCCGATACCTTATCCCACGAAAAGCCGAGAGCTTCGACGGCTTCCTTCGCGGATCCGTCGCTCATTCTGATGTTGAACTCCTTCACCGCGTCGCCGAGCTTATCGACGCTCCATGTGCCGGACTCGACGCCGTTCGCCAGCATGTTGAACATGTCGTCGGCGCTGTACCCGGCGTTCTTAAATTGGACGCTGTACTCGTTGATCGTGTCCAGAAGGTCGTCGTTTTGGTTGAGCCCGTTCTGTGCGCCCTGCACTACGAGATTAAAGGCTTGCTCGGAGGTTATGCCGAACTGATCCATGAGGCTGTTCACGGCCCGCATACTTTCCATGGTGTCGAAGCCGAACACGTCCTCCAGCGCGATCGCGTTCTTGGTGATTTTCGCCAGCGAAGCGTTGTCGAGGTCGTCCGTCATTTGGATCACGGTGCCGAGCTTTTCGGACACGTCGCCGAGGCTCTCGCCATAGTTGGCGTTGTAAACCTCGTACATAACGTCCTCGAAGCCCTCCATTTCGGAGGCCGTGGCCCCGGATCGGGCCTCCAGCATAGCCAGAGCGGTGTCGCCTTCGGTCGCCAGTTCCTTGAAGGCTTCCACCGCCTTGTCGATCGCCTCGGTTGCAAGGTTAGCAATAACATTTTTCAGAACGGTGTAGCCTTCGCTGGAGTCCTCGGCCTGCTGCCCGGCGTCCTCCATGGTGTCGCCGAGCCGGTCGGCGGCCTGCTCCGCGTCGTTGAGCCTCTGCCGGTTCTCGTTCAGTTCCCCGGACAGACGGCCGATCCGCCCCGCGAGCTGCTGAGCTTCGTCGGAGCTTTCGCCTTGTTCGAGCACGAGGTTGGCGTATTTCCGTTGCAGCGCTTCGAGGTCGCCCTGCTGCTTGCTTATGGTTTTTTGCAGGGCCTCGTAGGCGTCGCCGGTGTCGTCCTGCGCGTCGATCAAGTCTCTGGCGGCACGCTCGGCGGCTTCGAGGGTGTCCCGGTTCTCGTCCAGTTCGTCGGATAGGTCTTGGATCCGATCGGCGAGCTGCCGGGCCTCGTCGCTGCTTTCCTGCCCGCTCACGATAAAATCGGCGTAGCCTCTTTGCAGGTTTCTGAGGACGGACTCTTGCGTGCTGATTTCGTCGGCCAGCCGTGCGGCCGCCCCGGCGGTTTCCAGCGTTTCCTCGCTCATTTCCTCCAGCCGGTCAACGGCCTGCCGGATCGCCTGCTGTAAAGAAGGACTGAGGGTACCGGCGATTTCTATTGTGGATTGTAAAGCTCTGCCCGCCATGTCCTCACCTCCGTTTCACATGCTTGGGCCTCCGGCTTATTGGCGGCCGTTTCTTCTCTTGGCGCTTGCGTTCCTCCGCGAGATCCTCGGCCGCCTCCGCGTATTCCAGAATAAAGTCGGTTACTCTTTTTCTTTCGAGGTCGGACGTGCTTGTGTGGTAGACTCTGGCGTAGTCTCGGTAGGCTCGCCGGAGCCGCTTTCCGGTTGTTCCTGCTCCGACGTGAGAATAAAATTTCGGCCGATCGCCATTACCTCCACCACGTCGCGCCCCTTGATCCGCTCCACGTCGGCGAAGTCATAGGACGGGTTCACGGCCACGATCGCAGCGAAGCCGAGGTACAAGTGGAGGCCCACGTCAAACTCGGCCGCCGGGGTGATCGTCGTGTTCTTCATGCCTGCGGCTGCCTTTTTCTTGGCCTCAGCCGTGGCGAAAAGGATCCCGTCGATTTCGTTCGAGTTGTAGGTCACTTCCTTGACTTCCTTCCCGTCGATCATGATCGGGTTTTTGAGGGTGAGAGTGCCCTCGAATTTGTTCTTTTTTTCTTTCATGCCTTTGGGCTCCTTTCAGAAAAGTGAAGGCCCGCCAGTGCAAAGTCCGGCGGACCCGTTGTTATTTGATTAAAGCAGATTGTTGATCTCGCTCATGTAGTCTTTGCCGTTAATGCGGAGGATCTGGCTGAGCCTATCCACGCACATGTACTCGGTGCCGTTCGTGTAAATCTGCTGGCGCGTCACGTTGTAGGTGTTCTCTGCCTCGGTGGCGGATCCTACTTCGACGCCCAGCTCCGGCAGGGTACGCACAAACGCCTTGCAGCCCTCATTCTTCTGGGAGCCGTCGGACTTGACGACGTTCTGCACCCAGCGGAACTCAAGGTTCTGCTTTTCGAGCTTGCTCAGGCGGCTGAGGCCCATGTCCACGCCGATCTTCGTGATCGTGAGCTCCATGTTCTCCAGAAGCCCGATCAGCGGCACGGTCAAGTTACCCATGGCCTGAACGTCAGCCGTTAAAAACTCAATGCCCGGCAGCGTGAAGGACACGTCCTTGGCTACCAGAACGCCGCCGGAGTAAACCGTGTCGGCCACTACCGGCCCTTTAATGTCTAACCATTTTCCCATTTTTCTGCACCTCCTTACTCATTACCGAAAAATGCGGTGAAGCCCTCGTCGGTGTAGCACACGCGGGCGGTGCCAGATTTGAACGGCGGCGTGTTGGTGACGGCGAAGTCCCACACGAAGTCCCCGTTCATCATGTCGCTGGTGGGGTTCTGGCTTTCCAAAAACTCCACCGTCGGGGTGCCGATCAGGGCCCCGATCCCGCAGAGGGTGTCAAGTTTCTGCTTCTCGAAGTTCAGGATCGTGTCTTTGTCCTGTGGCGTCATAGGGCTGTCGATCTCGGTGCCGTGATCCAGCTGGAAGCTGTTGGTGATATGCTCCAGCATACGAATATTCACGTCAAAGATCGCGCGGGCGTCCATGTCGCCGTTGTACTTGAAGGCCGCCGTGTGAGGCCCCCAGAGCACCCACTTCCCGCCCCAGAAGCAGGCCGTTGTGATCCCGCGCTCGTTCAGGGCGTTGGCCGCCTGCTGGTCGAAGCCCTTACTCTTGGAGCCCTCGCCGAAGTATTGAGCGGTTGCCATGATCTCCTTGTTGGACGGGGACTCGAAGGGGATCCCGTCGTGGCTCAGGTCAACACGCAGCATAGTGGCAGCGCCGACGGTGGAGAGGTGGAAGGCGCGGCCGCTGCCGTCCTTTATCTGCGGCCAGTAAATCTTGCTGCGCTCGCTGTTGTAGCCGTGATCCTCGGCCCACTTGTCGGCCTTGGCTTTTGTGTCGATCTTGTTTCCCTTGTCGTCTACCAGAGGAATGTCGGCGTGGGTGAAGCCGTCCCAGTGCCCGTTGAGCTTCTGGACGGTGCTCACCATAGCCCGATACACTTCGGGGTAGTGGCTCCAGCCCGGAGCCGCCAGAGAATTGAGCACGGCGTTGAAGTTGGTGTAGAGCAGAGCCATGGAGCTGAGGCCGGTGTATTCCCCTTCCTCGGTCTGCTGGCCGATAATGTCAGCAGGCACCACGGCCGAAGCGTCCACTGTGTTATAGGTGCAGGACACGTCAGCCGCCGTAGGCGTTTTGAGAAGCTGCACGACGACGGCCCCCTTCGCGTAGTTATAGCTCAGCGTGTAGTCCACGCCCTCGGCCATGTCCGCGATCGCGAAGGTGTCCAGAATAATGTCGGAGCTTTCAAACTCTGCCCGGTTGTTCTTGAAGGTCAGCGTCTTGGTGATCTTTTCGGTGTCTCTGTGGGCGTCAGGATCGAGCACGTTCACGACGTAGATCGGGCCCACGTTTTCCACGGTATTGTCAAAATGTTCTGCGAAGGCTTCGCAGAGGGTGAAGCTGTCCCAGTCGGTTGCGTAGCCGAGATTGGCCTGCACTTCGCCCATGTTCTGAATTTTGAGCGGCATGTTGACGAGATCCTTCTCAGCATAGCCCCGGATCAAGTTCACCGGTGCCGTGCCGATATAGGCCAGTACGGCGTCGGTTTGTTTGGCCGAGGTCGTTTTGCTGGCGAGGATCTCGCCGTATGCGCCATGTAGGTATGCCATAGTTTTGCCTCCTTGTTATAAAAGATTTTCATATTCTCGCGGCGTTGGAGCCGTGACGCCTGCCTCCAGCGTGAAGGTGATCCAGTTGTGCCAGTAGGGGTAGTAGTCCCAGATATTGCCGTCCTCGGTAAACAGTCCGAACTTGATCCCCTGCTCCTTTACAAGCCGGTGGCCTGCGATATATTCCGCGCCCTCGATTTCCCGCAGCACGAGGTCGGCAAAATTGAACGAGTCTCTCCAGCCTTCCATATTGCGGGTGTACGTTTTCGCGGCTTCTCCCGTCAGCCGGTAGTAGGAATACCCGCCGACGGCTTTCTCGTTTTTGCGGGGGTGTAACACTTCCCCGCCGTGCTCTCCGGGGTTCCAGCAGGCGAGACAGAGCCGGATCTGGAGCCTGCGCTGCCGTTTGAGCAGGTCGTCGCTGCCCTCGGTCAGTTGCACGCAGACAGAAGGGATCGGGGCCCGCACGTTCGGCGGGAGCCGGTCTTTCCCCGGTGTGTAAAGGGGGAAGGCGGCAGGCTGCACATACTCCACGCTGTACTCTTTGTCGTTCTTGAAGTCGTCCGGGAGTTTGAGCTGGATCTGGCTGCACACGTTATCGTTCAGCCATGCCACCACCTTGTCAATGCTTTCCACCAGTAACATGCTGCACCTCCTTATCCGGTTCTATTTTGGCGTAGCGCCACCTCAATGAGCCCCATGTCGGTGCCGGAGGTCGCCACGAGCAGCTCCCTGCCGTCCACGTTCAGGAGTCGGCCCGGCTCCATATCGGCCGGAAAGTCGGACTCCTTACCCATGAGCAGCAGGTCAGCCTCCACAAGTCCGAGGATCTGGCCTTGTTTGAGCTTTACCAGCTGATCGTTGTCCACCACGACGGGGATCTCTTTCCCCTCTATGCGGTGGAGCTCTGCGAACTCGTCCGTGTTGAGGAATACGGCGTCGAGATCCTGCTGGATCTGGTCTTTGAAGCTCACCGGGTTATTCTCCCGGCTTTTGGGCGGTTTCGGCCTTGGCCTTTGCCGCCTCGATCAGTTTAATTGCCTCACCTTTGCTCCGGCACTTGCTGGCGTCTACGCCATACGCTGCAGCAGTCTTGCGGAGCTCGGCCATTTTCATGTTGCTGAGGGCTTTTTCCTCTGCGGTTTCTTCCACATAGGCAGCGACGCCAGCTTTTACGAGCTCGGCCTCGCGCTCAGCAGAGAGGGAGAAGGGGGCCGAGCGCTTCGTCATGGCTTCCACGACTCCGTTCACTTTCAGCCCATAGGTGCCTTTTATCATTCTGATCATGGTCTTACCTCCTTACTCCGGATCGGCAGCGCCCAGCTCCGGCGGGTTGTCGTCCTCGTCGTCGGGCTCCACCTCGTTACCGGGCGTTACCTCCACGGCCGTGATCGCTGCGATCAGGTCGGCCTTTTTCTTGCCCTTCGGTGTCACTCCCATGTCAGCCGCGAGCTTTTTCAGCTGGTTGTATTCCCAGCTCTCCAGCTCGGCAGCGTCGAGGTGGCCCGTAGTTTTAGCCGGTTCCTGCGGATCCTGATCTTCGTTTTCCTCCGGTTCCTGCTGCGCCTCCGGCGTTTTTGCTGTTACATAGGCGGCCACACCCAGCCGGACGAGCCGGTCGGCCTGAGCGTCGTCGCACTCGAAGGGGCCGTCCTCCGGCATTTTGAGTGCGTGGCGCTTTACTCCGTGCGCGTCCGTGTAGGTAATACCGCAGCCGCCGCGGGTTACTCTAATTTTCTTCATGGCTTTGCTCCTTTCTGCCGGGTGGCTTATTCGCTCACTACTGTGGCGGTGATAAACGGGTTCTCATTGTTAGGCATACACAACGGCGCAGAACTCAGAGTCAGCTCGCGGACGTTGTGCTTTGCGTCGCTGAGATACTTCGGCACGTCCACGCCGGTGTAGGTGTGGAACTCGCCGTCGGACTGCTCCACCTGAGTGATCGCGCCGTAAACGGTACGGCCAGCAGCAGGAGCGCCCACCGCGATCTTGCCCTTCGGGATAAAGGGCTTCACGGTGCCGTCCACTTCGGTGTAGGTGTCCTCGTAGCTCAAAACGTCCACCATGTGTCCCTTGACGTTCAGGCGGCAGATTTTGGTCGCGCCGGTCGGGAGAGTTTCAGGATCCACGCCGCCGATCTGATAGTTGCGGTTATCGAGCAGTTTCAGGATCCACTCATTCGCCAGAATAATGTCGGCCACGTCAGGAGCCACGAGCACGTCGCTGGCAGGCAGGCCGCGGGAGGTCAGCATGGAGATCATGGCGGCCATGTCGCTGATCATCTGCTTGCCGGACGCCTCGGTGGTCGTCCAGTCAGCGGCCGGGGTGTAGATCGCCGGGTTGGTGCTGCCGTCGTAGTAACGCACCTCGCGTTCCTCGAAGGTGTGCAGGTCGTCCACATACTCGTCCATAATGCAGCCGTTGGTGAAAATCACCTCGGCGGCCATGGCCTCCTTGCGGCGCTTGTTCATGCCGCGCAGCTCGTCGAGGTCGCCCAGCATAATGACGCCCTGCCTCTGCTGGGGCGTCAGGGTGGTGTAAAGTGCCTCCCCGAAGCCGCGCTTTTTCAGCTCGTCAACGGTGAGGGGACGCTTCGGCGCGATATAGGAAGGCGTGAAGCGCTTCATGGTGTAGCCGTCGCGCAGGATAGTGATCCCGCCCTTGCGGGGAGCGACGAACGGGGCCGCCTTCTTGTGGCCCTTCTTGTATTCCACCAGCACGTCGTCGGTGGCGAAAATGTCGGTCGCTGCGTTCGTGGGGAAGTAGCGATCCAGCAGGAAGGTGTGAAGCGGTGCCAACTGCTTGACAGAAGCAAGCAGCGTGTGGGTGTCGTAGTAATTAAAAGCCATTTGTCTGTCCTCCTTCTTAGATTTCCACGGCGTCAGAGGTCAGGATCCCCGCGACGCGGAGCGCCTCTCTGTCTGCTGCCGTGATTTCGTAGCCCTCGGCCACGATCAGCCGGTTGGTGTTAAAGTGTCCGGTGCGGTAGGCGATACCGGGTACTGCTTCGCCCTCGGCGTCGCCGGTGTCCACGGGATCCGAGAGCACGGCGTTGGCCTTGCCGGTTGTTGCGGTGCTGATCTTCTCCATGCTGCCGTCAGCTCCGGCAGCCAGAAGCGTGCCGCGCTGGAGCTCGCCCTGCCCGGCTTTCAGCTTTACGCTGAACACGTCCGTGGGCGGGTACATGTCGGCGATCAGGTTGTCAGGGCCTACACAGCCCAGAGTTTCGTCCAGTCTCTTGCTCATTATTTCACGCCTCCTTTGGTCTGATTGTAGGCAGCGACTACTGCCTGAATGTCGGCCGCGTCCTGCTCGGCCTGAGTGGTCTGTGCGCCGCCGTTAGGTGCTGCGCCTACGCCTGCTGCGCCAGAGGCCGCGCCGTCGGCCGTGTAGTTCGTGAGGAACTGCTGGCCCGCCGCTGCGCTCTGCTGCATAACGCGGAAACAAAGCTCCTGAGCGGTGCAGGGCTTTTCGCCGTACTTGGCGTCGTGTACCATTTGCTGATCGGGGATAGAGGCCGCGATCGAGTCAATGGCAGCGAGGCGCTGGCGCTCGGCCGTCACCGCGTCGGTGGTCTGAGCCTGTGCTGCGTTCACCGCGGCCTGCTCGATCTGGCTCACCAGATCAGGCTCCTGAGCTTTCAGTTCGTCGAGTGTCATGTGGTTTTTTCCTCCTTCTGGTTTTGCCGCCTTATTGGTCGGCCTTTTATTTGCTGCCGGTCTTGCTGCCGGTTTAGCACTTTTTTGGATCGGGATAGTTCCCGGTACATTGTGCAGCCCTTCGACATTGTGGCGCACGCCGTTGACAAAAAGGACTTTCCGATCGGAGCTCATGCTCATGTCGGGATCGTCCTCGTCCTCCTTGATAGCGTCCGCGAAGCCCTTGTCCAGAGCCTCCCGGCCGGTCATCCACGTTTCTTTTGTCATCATGCCGCGCAGGGTGTCCACTCCGAGGCCGGTCTTGCCGTTGTAGATTTCAGCGACGGCCCGCTCGCTGGCGTCCATGCCCTTGATCAACTGCTTCATGTCCTGAATGTTCAGGGAGTCCCAGAGCACGACGCTTACACCGTGGATCATAACGAGGGATCCGGGGTACACGGTCACGGTGTCACCGGCGCACATAATCACGCTGGCGGCGCTGGCCGCGATACCTTCCACGACGACGTTCACCTCTCCGCTGAGTGCTTTCAGCGCGTTGTGGATTGCGATCCCGGTGTAGAGGTCGCCGCCGCAGCTGTTCAGCTTCACGGTGATGTGCCCTTTGTCCTTGACGGCCGCGAGATCCTCCATGAAGCCCTCCGGGGTGATGTAGAGGCCCGGCTCCGGTTCCCCCGTCCACCAGTCAACGGGCTGCTGGCTCATTACGTCGCCGTAGAGGGTGATCTCGCCCTCGTCCTCGCCGACGCTTGCCACGTTCCAGAACTTTGTCGCGGGTGGTGCCTGCGGGGCCGCTGCTGGG